CAAAGAACTGCGGTGACATCCAACTCGAAATGCCTGTCGATGGAGTGTTCGTGTTGGTCTATCGCGTCATGCTCGACAGAGAGGACTGCATCAAGGTTGGCCAAGCGTTGACACGCATTGGAAAGGAAACGTAGGTGCCCTTCCTCGATGAACTCGCAGACCGGCTTGTCGCCGCAGGTGTAGGCACGCGCAGCGCCAACATCTTCCTCGGGGCGAACGCGCTCATCCCGCAGGGCGACGGGCCGTTCTTGACGGTCATCGAGACGGGCGGCATGGCGCCGACGCGCATCCAGAACAAGGCGAGCGTGCATACGCAGCAGCCGACGGCGCAGATCGCCGTGCGAGCGGCCCGTTACAACGTGGCGCGGACGATGTGCAAGGCGGCGTACGACACGCTCGACGGCGTCTTCAACACGACGCTCAGCGGCACGTTCTATCAACGCATCGTCGCGCGACAGGAACCGACGGACATCGGCTTGGACAGCGTGGGGCGTCCAGTAATCGTTTTCAACATCGAAGCGCAAAAGGAGCCCTCGTGACTGCCTGAGCTTGGCACAATTCCGTGCCTTGGCTCTTCTCTTATACAGGAGACGTGACCAATGAGAAGTCTAAGTAGGTTTCTGTTCCCCGTCCAGCACCTCCTCGAATCGACGCCAGAAGGCGTGTTCGAGGCGATCAGCGGACACAATACACGGGTCGCTCGTGCGCCAGCCGCCACGCCGACGGTCTTCACCGACATCGCGGAGATGAAGGACGTCACGCCTCCCGAACTCAGTCGCAACGAGTTCGACGCGACGACGCAGACGCTGAACATCGATACGTACGTGGTCGGCGTGCTGCGGCGCTCTGGGTTCACGATGTCTCTGAACGCATTGGACACGGATCCGACGCAGGATCACCTGACCGGCCTGCTCAAGGCCATGGTCACTGAGCCGCCGCCGGTGGACGGCTACAGGATGACCTTCCCGAGTGGCGTCGTCTGGGTGATGAGCGGTCAAGTGTCGAAGTTCGCGCCAAAGTATCCGGTGGACGGATTGGCCGAGGTCGCGGTGACCATTCGTCCGACGGGCCGCATGACGATCAACGGGATCATCATCGGTTAAAGCTGCCCCACGCAGCGTCTGCTCCTCCCTTGCCGGTTTAGGGGACCAGGCGTATCAGGAACCGGCACTTAACTCGGTTTGCGTGGGGATGTGAGACATGAGCGAACAGAACGGACATCAGCGGATCTTGAGCGTCGACGAAATGCTGGCGGCCGATGACGTCGAGTACGCGACGGTCCCGAGCTGGAAGGTCAAGGACAAGACGGGCGAGCTGGTCCAGGGCTACGTGCGCATCGCGTCGCTGAACGCCGAGGACCTGATCGAGTGGCGCGAGGCGAACGAGGGGCCGGCGAAGCGCACGATGGGCATCCGCTTGCTCGTCAGCAGCCTCGTCGACGAGCAGGGCAATCGCATCGGGAACGCCAAGCACTACGAACTGTTCAAGAAGAAGTCGAACGCCGTGATGGAGAAGATCCTCGAGGAGATCATCAAGCTGAACGGCATGACGAAGAAGGCGGAGACGACGGCAAAAAACGACTAAAGCGAAGCCCCTCGCGGCGCTTCGCCTATCTGTTGGCCATCAAGCTCGGGTGTCCTAACGTCAATGGCATGCTCCGGGCGATGTCGGCCAAGCATTTTCGTGACTGGGAAGCGTACGCGCAGATCGAGCCGTTCGACGAGATGCGACAGGACTACCGCATCGCGAGCGTGGTGGCGATGATCTTCAACATGGCGGTCAAGGCAGGCGACCGCAAGCCGATCAAGGAGTTCTTGTTGCAGTTCGGGGAAGAAGCGAAGCCGACGCAGAAGACCTCGGAACAGATGGAGCGGATAGCCATGTGGATCGCCATCGCCAATTCGGTTGACGCGAAGGACCTGTAGATGGACATCGGGTCACTCACCGGCGAAATCACCCTCGAAGACCATGCATCGAATGTCCTTGACAACGTCACCGACAAGATCAAGGACTGGGCGATTGAGTCGGAAAGCTCGCTCGCGAAAGTCGCCTTAGGGTTCGGCGTCGTAACGGCGGCCGTGCTCGGGACGGCTGCCAGCATTACGGCACTTGGCGAGAAGGGCTCGACGCTGCTCGGCGTCGAGACGGCCTTCGATCACCTGGCCATCGCAGCGGGCACGACCGGCGACGAGCTGCGCGGATCGTTGTCTGAGGGGCTGAAGGGCACCGTCGACGATATGGAGACGATGCAGTCTGTCCAGCGGCTGCTCGTCTCTGGCTTCAAGCTGACGAACGACCAAGCGCTGATGCTCGCGCAGACGGCTCGCGAGCTGGGCAAGGCGTTCGGCGTCGATGCGGCCTCTGAACTGGAGACGATGAGCACCGCACTGGCGACCGGACGCACGCGGGCGCTGGCGCTGCAGGGCGTCGTCGTGGACGTCAAGAAGGGCGAGGAGGAGTTCGCCAAGTCGATCGGCACGACGGTCGATCAGCTGAACGCCGAAGGACTGCTCGAAGGCAAGCGCATCGCCATCATGGAGGGCATCAAGGCGAAGCGCGACGCGCTCGGCGAATCGGAACTGAACTTCAAGGAACGGTTGCTGCAGACTAAGGCGGAACTCGAAGACTGGGGCGACAGCCTCGCGAAGTCGGTCGCGTCGTCGCCGCAGGTACTGCAGGCCTACGACGACATCAAGGGCGCAATCATCAAGGCATTCGGCGGTGACAGCCAAGATCTGCTCGACACGACGACAGGATTAATTGATAAGTTTGCCTCGCTCGTCTCGGAATACGGCCCATCGATCATTCAGACGTTCGTCGACATCTGGACCGAGATCAGGCACATCGCGGAAGAAATCGAGAAGGCCTGGGACTTGGTGCCGGACTGGATGAAGAACATCGCGCGTGACGCCACGCTGGCGGCAGGGGCCATCTGGCTCATGCAAGCCGCGTTCTTTGCCATTGTGGGAACCGGTGTCGTCGGTACGCTGGCGAACGTCGGGTCGATTGTCGCCGGGCTGCCGAGCCTCTTCCTGGCGGCGAACGCGGCGCTGACCGAGTTCATGGTGACGGCAGGCACGCTCGGCACCGTGGCCTTCGGGTTGTCGAGCATCGTCATCGCCCTGGCTAGTGTCACGACTGCTCTATATGCAGGCAGCATTGCGTGGGACATCTGGCGGACGCATTCGCAGAACGCGACTGATGCTGCACGTCTCGCTGTCGAACAGCAGAAAACGATGACCGGTGCGGCGGCACTCGCTGGGCATGACTTTGACACGCTCGGCGCAGCAGAGACGTACCTGCGCGACCGCGTCAAGGAAGTCAACGGCCTGCTAACCGATCAAGAACGCCTGCTGCACCAGCCTGGAGCGGTTGCCGGTGATGTCACGAAGGGCGCTATTCCGGTTGCTGCGCAATCACCGGATCGTGCGAAGTTCATCAAGGACCAGTCCGACAAGATCGAGGCCGCGACGTCGGCGAGCATCGCCAAGACGCAGGAACTCTGGGACCAATACTTCACGACGCTCGACAAGATGAACCTCGACTCGGTCGGCGCGCAGGTCCTGGCCATCGACCGCAAGGAGACGGCCGAGGTCGCGGCCCTCGACAAGAGCAAGAAGCACAACCAGGATTACCAAAACCAACTGCAGGCGATCGAGGCCGTGGCCGCGGTCAACCGCGCGGCGATCTTCGAGGACCTGCGCAAGAAGAACGTCGCAGCCGACGAGAAGGCGCTGGCCGAGAGCCAGGTGGCGTTGGTCGCCGACGGCGAGAAGCGCCTCGCCTTGAGCACGTCGACGTTCGACAAGCTCACGGCGGCGGCCGAGAAGGAGCAGCGCGCGCTCGAGGACGTCACGACGACGGGCCTCGACCGTCAACTGCTCGACATCCAGCGCTCGGCCGAGGACCAGATTGCCGCGCTCGGCGCCGTGCCGCAGGACGAAGCCCTGGCGTCGCTCTGGCAGGCGAACGTTGACAAGATCCACGCCATCCAGCAGCAGCAGGTCGACAACCTCTACGTCGACAACGCCGCGATGGTGAAGAACTCCTACGATGCGCTGCAGGCCATCGCCGACAAGAACTACACGACGTGGATGAAGATGGCGGCTGATCCGGACATCTATTCCAAGCAGGCCGTCCAGGACATGAAGGACATCGCCGACGCCTCGCAGCGTGCGGCGTTGGGCATCCAGAAGAGCCTCGGGGATGACCTCTTTACCGCGTTGAAAGGCGTCCCGAACACGATCGCGGACGCCTTCAAGAGCGGCGGCAGCCTGCTGAGTGCGGCCGAATCGCTCGGCAGTCAGTTCGGGGCCATCTTCGGCAAGCACATCGGCACGTCGATCTCCGACGCCGTCAGCGGCCTCGGGTCGCTCGCCGGTCCCATCGGCGCGGCCATCGGCGCGCTCGCCGGCCCGCTCATCGGCCTGCTGGCCAAGATCGGCGGACCCTCGCAGAACGAGCTGGCCGCGCG